TAATGTTAATATTGCAGTAACATTATCTTGTAAAGTTGTATAAGAACCATAACTCTGATCTGTTACTTTCTTATATCTTACTTTGATTGATATTGTATTTTTAGGAATATCATCAACAACTAACTGTGAATAATTTGCATCTACTGTTATATCTGTTTGCGAATAGAAGTTGTTATGTCTTTTTAAATTAATAATAGCTGTTGGTAATTCCCAGTTCAAAACTTTAATATTTAAGTTTTGAGTTGTAGATATTCCTCTACTATCTGTGATTTTAACTTCTGCAACTGTATCAGATACTAAGTTTAATGGTTCTAGATCTATTTCTCCTCCAGTTCCTCTTAATGATCCTTCATAAGTAACACCTTCGATAGTTGCTACTAATGAAACTGCAGTTGCATAATTCTTAGGTGATACATTTTCTACCCATATTTGAATATTAGATTTATTTCTAACAATATAACTACTATCATCTGTTATAGCTATTGTAGTTGGATTCAAGTCTCTATAATATGCATTAAATGTAGGATTTGAATTAACTACTTTTGCTGTAAAAGATATACTCTTAGATCCAATTTGTGTAGAACCATTATATGTTATACAAGTTATATTTCCTGTTCCTTGTGCAGCAGTTGTAATTTGTTGATACAAATTACTTGCTATTGTTGATGTATCTAAACTAACTGAATTTGCGATACCTGTTCCTATCTCATATGAATAAGATCCAAATGTTAAGGTTAATTTATGTGTAAATGATGTTGATGCTCTATTTGTATTAATTGTTATTGTATCTCCTATATTAAATGTAGAAGATGGCGAAATTGATGGATTAGATGCTCTAGCTATACCCCATAATGCTGTCCAGTCTGTTGCAACTCCTCCAGTATTAGGTGCAGCCCAACTGGTACCACCTTTTTCAAATGTTGCATATGCATAACCCGATAATGAACCATCATCTTTATGAGTAACTCTTATTGTACCACTAGCAGTATAGCTGGTATTGTAAGCACAAGATGATAAAGCATATTGTGCTACATATCTATCATAATTTTCTCTGTTATCATGCCAATATATTTTAATATAAGAATTGTAACTTGATTCCCATCTTGTACCACTAGAAGTTAGTGTGGCTGATACAGTTACATCTGAATAATTAGAATCTGTATGTCTTTCTCCTTGACTAAAAGCTGCAGTTAAAGTATATCCATTACCTAAACTAACTGCTTTACTATTAGATGCTGCCATTAACTATCACCTCCTGTGGCTGTAGAAACTAATGCAATACCATCATTAATTAAATTATTATTACCATCATATATTTCTATTGGTAGCCATCTTAATTTACTACATAGTGTAATTTCTTCTTCTACTACTGATTTTTTCTGATGAAATTCATCTTCATCAACCCAGTAAATTCGATTATCGTTTCTATCATATCCACTAAAACCTACTGTGTTATTCATTAAAACATATGAACCATCTACTCCATGCATTTTTAATCCATTTTTGTTTAATTCGGCTATTAGATTATTAGCTTCATCATAAACTTCTAACTGTCCATTCTGATTTAAGTTAGATCCTAATTTAAGAGTTCCTCCCTTGATAAGGTTCGCCGAAAGATTGATAACATTTATATTTTCCATGTTCAATACATTGTCGATTGTCCACGCACTTGAAAAAGTACCATTGATTCCAGAATTAGAAAAAGATATACCACCAGCACTAATCATAATGACATTGGTGGCATTTTCTTTAGGAAGTGCATCCACTACTAAGATTCTATCTCCTTCATAAATAACATAACTACTCCCTAATGTATTCCATATCTTTGAAGTAGCTTCTTCTAATTCTTCACCTAATGTTATTTTTAATACTTCTGCATTTTCATTAATCATTTCTTCTGTTTCTGAATTAACAGTGCTTATTAAATTGGATAAAGATTTAGAAAAGTTACCAAATTCTAATGATGTATATTTTCCTAAAATAACATCATATTCATAACTTATTACATTAGTTAATATTTCTATTCCTAGTCTTTCATCTATAACTTGAATTGTATCTCCTATATCAGATATTTTTTCTAAGTTAGCAGATAATTTGTAATTTACTTCTGGAACTGAATTAGCATTTAAATAATTATTTGCTTTTTCAGTTAAATCACTTACTAGAGCTGCAATATATGAATCTTCATCTAATACTCCATCTTCATCTTTAAAATCATCTTCAATAATATTATCCTGATTAAAACTAATTGTTTTAGTATGAGGAATGTCATATTGAACTGAATTTGATATATAGATACTTGCTAATGGATCAATAGCATTTAATAATAATCCATCTTTTCCTACTGGTAATATTTTAGTAATAACATTATCCCAATCATATGTAGCTGTTATTTCTTTAAGATTTTTACCATATCTAACAACTACTCCATTATCTTGGCCTATGCTATTTTTAATTCCTATTGTCCAATTATCTCTATATAAATGTCCTCCATACCTATCTAAAAGTACCTGTATAGCTTCATATAGACTTTTTCTAACACATCTATAACTTGCTATCTTATTGATGTCTGAGATGGTAGAAAATGGACTTGTAGTATCTGTAGCATTATTTAAATGATCTAATGCATCATTACAGTTCTTATCTACTACATATGAATCTGCTATTACATAATTAACAGAATCATAGAATATATGCTTAGCTTTAATTTTAATTTTACTTCTAGATACTTCTGGATTAATTATTCTGAATGCCTGTTCCCCTTGTGGAGTTGGACATACTATTATTCTGTTTGAAGTTAAATAATCAACATATGATAAATCAGTTTCTAGATCTAAATAAAAAGAGCCATTATCCTCTTTGTGAATAATGGCTTTTTTTGGTTGGATAATTTTATCTCCATTAGAAGAAAAAATATGATCTGATTCCAAAAAAAGTTTAATCATATAATCATTCTCCTTCCAATGCTTTTCTTACTGCTTCTCTATATCTTTCTGGAACATCATCAATTGTCATAGTTCCTCTTTTAATTCTTAATACATAATATTTAACCATTGAAAATCACCTCTGCTATTTCATACACTGCATCTTCTAGAGCTGCAGTTCTTTCTTCTAAAGATACATTTTCAATAGTGTAATCTAAATAATCTTCTGGATTATCACTAATCATTTCTTCTGTTATTACTTCTGGATCAGCAATAAACTCATTTGTTTCATAAATATAAACTGTATATTCTTCTCCTTCTTCATTTAATCTTGTTTCAATTTCAATGAATTTAGTAACAAATACTGATGCCATACCATCAGGCAATACAGTGTATAAGTAGTTTGGCAATTCTTGAGTTGCTTCCGTTCTTTGTTTCATAACTTATCTTCTCCTTTGCTAATTTTAATTTTTTATAAATTTTATTCCTTCTTTTATACATCTCACTATCAGAATGAACAATATATCCATAATAAGATATACATTTATATGCCTTTTTCAGGCTTATGTAGGGGGATTTGATACTCCTGAACAATTTAGTTGCTCTTTTGTATATCCTCTCTCTAACTGTAGTCTTATAGGTATATATCTTATATCCCATCATATCTATTGGCCTAGAATCTAATCTAAATAACAATTCATTATGTTTAATATTTAATCCTAATTCATCCTTTAAAAACTTTCTCATCTTTTCTATGACATTTTTAAGTTTTCTTTTATTTGGACTGAATATGATAATATCATCCATATAGAATAATTTATGTGATATAGATTGGAAACCATCTAAATAGTGGTATAGATAAGATAAGTAATAATTAGCTAGGTATTGACATAAATACGAACCTATACATAATCCTGTCTTATAGGAACCTATTAGTTTCCTTAATAGATAAATAACTGTATCATTCTTAATATCTCTTTCTAATTTAGCCATAATTAAATTATGATCTACACTAGGATAATATTTTTTAATATCACATTTATATATCCATTTACATTCTTTAGGATTTCTCCTGATCCACTTTTCAATAGCAGTTTTACCATAGATTTGTCCTTTATTTTTTAAACTGGCACATTGATAAGTACCAATCTTCTTTAAAAACATATCTTCACAAGCTCCTACTGCAATATAGTCATATACTTGCTGTTTAATACTTGCTATGCCTATTTCTCTTTCTTTACCATTAGAACCATCTTTTCTTATTTGATATTCGATTGGTGGTAATTGTACATTATGAGATTTAATCTCTTTATAAATCTGTATAGATATATAATCTACAAGAGGAAATAATCGCCAAATTTCAGTATAAGTTAGACTTCTTATCCTTTTAGCAAGAAAGTGGAGATTTACTCGTTTTCCCTTCCTTTCAATAACCTCTTTCATATAACCTGCTAAAAAGTATGATGTATCAGCTCTATGCCATCTATCTGTATTTAAACATAAATACACTCTATCTCTAACAAACTCCAAAGATATATTAAAATCTTTTAAATATCTTTTCATTTGACCACCTCTCTTTGAACATAAAGGTTTTTCATTAATTACTAAACCCTTTGCCATCTGTTCTATTTCTAACACTTTTAGTTAAAGATACTTTCGTATGCCCTTCCAAGGTGCGAGACCAACCCAAATAGTTTTAAAAGAACAATTGTTAAAGTTGCGAGACAAGTAATTCCACCTAGCATTCGACAAGGTATTGTTGCCATTCACGTAGGAAACGCCAGCATTCGCCCTGTTATTCAAGTTACCGAACGCATGAAGCTACGCAAGAATACCGAAAGAAGAACGGGAATCACATGAGTTGGAGACCTTATATTAGTTTATATTATATTTATAATCTCCCTAGGAGGAGTTCCTCCTAGGAACCTCCCAAGGCATTTATTGAGAGGCGAGACAAGTAATTCCACCCAGCATACGACAAGGAATAGTAGCCATTCACGCAGGAAACGCCAGCATACGCCCCGTAAGCCAAGAGACCGAACGCAAGAAGCTCTCTAAATCCAGATGCACTAGATACATAATAACCATCACAGAAACCTGTGCTGGTAGATGTGCTAGTACCTCCTACATTAGATCCTATACATAAACCACTTGATAAATCATAATCTACATCTGCAATATAATTCCATGCATTATTAGTAGTACAGTTAGTTTTTAATGTACTGTGGATATAATCGCTTAAATTACTTGTATCAGATGTAAAATCTGTAGAATCATTACAAATATAATAATCGTAAACTTTATCTGTTGCATTGTAGCTAGCAATTACGTTAGCTAAAACATCATAAGCACCTACCATAAACTCAATACCATCTAATGAGCATGGATTCTTACTATTGGTTAAATTATTAGGTGAACCATCTCTACCTAATAAAGTAGTTGAGAATCCACTTCTCCAAGGCATTGTTTTAATAAATGTAGTTGCTGTTGATGTGAATGCAGCACAGTCTAAATTAACATAAGAATATGTATTATCTGATGGATCTGCTTCAATTGAAGTAATTACTGCACTATCAGCATATCTATGAACATATCCATTAACTCTATCATATGTAGATGGAGTTGTTAGATTATCTCCAACTGATATAGAACTTCCTACAACTAAGTTATTAGCTTGTGCAGTTGTAATCTTAACTCTAGATACATTACTTTCGGCAGAAGCAATAGTATATTGATAATCATATCCTGTACAACCTGCCATAACAGATTGGAAATTTTTTGTAGCATATTTTAACCAGAATGTAGTCATTAAATGAGACCACTCGCAAGCTAACATACCTGTATAATAAGTACCTCTAGCATGATAGTTTGTGATCTGATTGTTATGTGAATTTAAAACACTTGCAGAACAGTTTCCTACAGGAGTATTACGTTGAGCTGCAGGTAATAACCCTTTTAATGAACGTAGTTTTCCATCTGAATCAACTCCTGATTCATATTTAGCAATTAACCAATATGGACTAACAGAACCATCTTTATTAATTGCCATTTTACATGGAGTATATCCATTAGTAGGAACATATCTTCTAGAATATTTTTGTTTTCCAGAAACACTGTCATAATAGAATTTTTCATAATAAGTTCTACCTAAAACAAATACATCTTGTTTATAAGTAGTTCCTTTATATATAATTTCTTGGATAGTTCCTTCTGTTTCTCCGAAACCATCTTGACCTCTAGCAAATGTAATATGTCTAACACCATCTGAATCAACAAAAGCATTTACATCAATAGTATCAAATGCTGTAGGATAATTACTTGATCCTGCAGTTGTATTAGTTGATGGAGTTGCTGTTAAATTAGCATTATCATCTTCTTTATACATTGTAGTACCTGTTGATGTAGAAAATGGGTACCATGATACACTATAAGTTCTTTCATCTCTAGTAAGTGCAAAATAGTTTTTTATTCCAGTTTCTATATCAGTACCAAATACTATAGATTCTAAAGCTTCTGTTAAATCTACATTTTTATTGGCATCTGGAGTAATTGCAGTATTGTTAATAGATATTGAATTAATATCATTAACTTCTGCACCAGATTCAATACCATTTAATTTGGCTTTATCAGCAGCACTCATTAATCCTGATTTAGTAGTTGTTGCTTCTTCATAAGTTTCAGCAATTTCTATATAAATAGATCCACTGTATCTATAACATTTTTCATTAGCTAAATCTACATAGATTTTTCCAGTTTCTGGAGTAATTAATGTAGTATGTGCAGCTTCTTTATAAAATGAACCATTATAATAATAACCTTCTACTACATCATCAACATAACTAGGTAATTGATCTGCTGGAACTTTACCAGAACCATTTAATTCAGCTACTCCATTATTTGCACCTTTTAAAGATAAATCCATCTTATTGTTTTGTAAATTAGTAATATCATTTTTTATTTCTGTATCATCATATGGAGTACCATTACAAAATATCTTGTATTTATATCTGTTTTGAATATCTTTTATTTTTACTTTATAATTTCCTGCCATATTACTCACCCTCGTTTTCTTCTTCATCTCTTGTTACATCCCAGTCTATTCTCAATAAACCTTTACATGGAGTGTATATTTGAGTAGCACTAAATGCTATTTCTAGATCATAATAATATGTCTTATAATCTAAATCTTCTGTGTCTGATGGATCTACAGTTACAGAATATGTTCTAGTTCCATCTGGAGCTGTAGCAGTCTTAACTATTCCATCTCCTAATGATTTTTGAAAAACATATTCTTCACTATTTGGATCTTCTTTGCAAGAAAAAAATGCTGCAGTTAAATCAACATTAGCACCTTCTACATCAAACTTAAAATCTAGAGTATCTCCTCTGTTCATAAATAAATTATCATATTCCATATTTTTTCCTCCTCTATATCCATCTTGAATAGTTTTTAACTCTTACCTGAGTAACTGTTCCTGTCCAAGATATTTCATTTTTTCCTACTTTAAGGTAAAGATTCTCATAATTACCTGTTACTTTTCTATTAGATAACACTTTAGTTGATGGATTATATGCTTCTAATTTTTCTAGATCAAACTCTATTGTTTCTCCATTAGCATCTAAATTAATAACAAGAACACTCTCATCATTTAAAGATAGATTGATAGTTCCACTACCAGTAATAGTAATAATTGGCTTAGAATAAATATTTCCATTATTAGTAATAAAAAAAGAACTACTAAAAGTTCTGCTTTCTTCTACTGTGGAAAACTTAAATGGTTGACAATGAAACTTAACAACAGCAGTTTTAAATCTTTGAAGTTCTTCAAAATCTATATTTTCTAGAATCTGAAATTTGTAGTATTTATCTGGTTCATTTGAAAATGTTACTATTCCATCCTGATTAAAGAAATTAATAATCTCATTTATATCGTATGATCCAAATAATCCTATCTCTAATTCTTTATCATAAGCACTATATCCTAACTTTGTAACTATATCACCATCTCTACCATCTATTTCTTCTGATGATGTTCTAATTAATGGTTTAGATATAGCAGGAAGCTTACTAATATATAATCCTGTTAATTCTAATGAATTTTGATTATTGATAACAACAAAATATCTCATAAAAACCTCCTAACTACTATATATCTCATCTGTTACTTTTTTAATACAGAACTTACCAAACTTATCATCATCCATAACAATATCCATATCTTGTAAAGCTTCTTTAACTGCTTTAGCCATCATATTGTAATTAGTTTCATATGTTACTGTTGGATTAACTATTGGATTAATGCTTGATTCAATTCCTGCATTTAACTGTTTCATAGCAGCATTGGCATCTTTTAAAGCTGCAGGAATACCTTCTTCGATACCTTCTCCAATA